GCGTTATTTAGGACTATCATAGCAGTCATTAATCTTATCACATGTATATTCATCATAGCAGGTATATTGAGGCATTGGTAGCATAAATATAAAACCTACTTCAATAAGGAGCGATCATGAAATATCTGACGCTTTTACTATTGCCTTTGGTTGTATATGCAGCTGAGGCGCCTGATGAATATTTGGTCTATCAATACAATGAGAATGTACGAATCGTCTTATCAAATAATGAGTGTCCTAAACAATATGGTGGTAAGAGAGCTGCAGCACAAAGGATTGACAAGCATTATCTTAAAGGATGCTGGATTAATGACCAAACCATCAAGGGTAACATCAAGATCCAATGGATTGGTGGAGATTCATCTACATTCCCTGCCACAAACTTCTATCCCGTCAAGGAATAAGTGTACATTAAATAACTTTGGTGGTATAATTATATCATGAGTAGATTCTATACAAACGTAGTCAAGTACGGTAATTCTCTATTGCTCCGTTATGTCAATAACGGTCAAGCATTCAAGAGTAAAGTGCCTTACCGTCCCACATTATTCGTACCTAAAAAAGATGGTGATTCTGATTGGCATACATTGGAAGGCACACCAGTGTCTCCTGTTAAGTTCGAATCCATCAAAGAAGGCATGGAATATGTAGAACGCTATAAAGACGTGGAAGGCTTTACATTCCATGGTCAAACGCAATTCCAATACCAATACATCACAGAGACTTATCCTAAGACCATAAACTGGGATAAGGATATGATCAAGCTATTCTCAATCGACATCGAGACTGCAACTGAGAATGGTTTTCCAAACGTATCTGAAGCAAACGAAGAAGTATTGCTTATCACTATTAAAGATAACCATCACAAACAGATCGTAACTTTTGGTTCTCGTCCATACATGACTGATCGTAAGGATGTAAAGTATATGCACTGTAAAGATGAATCAGACTTACTCAAGATGTTCGTCGTATTTTGGTCTAACAACTATCCTGATGTGGTCACTGGTTGGAACATCAATGCATTCGATATACCATACCTTGTCAACCGGATCCGTCTTGTACTAGGTGATGAATATGTCAAACGTATGTCTCCATGGGGTATAGTTAACGATAAGAAAGCTTATGTGGGTGGTGGTACATCGATCCAATCATATAACTTTGTAGGTATATCAGTCTTAGATTACCTCGACCTATATAAGAAGTTTACCTATACAAACCAAGAATCATATAAGCTTGACTATATCGCAAGCGTAGAACTCGGCAAGAAGAAGCTTGAGAATCCTGAGGATAACTTCAAAGACTTCTACACTGATCATTGGAAAACATTCGTAGATTATAACATCCACGATACTGAACTCGTAGATGAACTCGAAGATAAGATGAAGCTCATTGAACTTGTCTATACTCTAGCTTATAGCTCTAAGATCAACTATGAGGATGTATTCTCTCCTGTACGGATGTGGGACTGCATCATATTCAATTACCTGTATGAACGTAACATCACGATCCCTCTCAAAGAGGATAATGGCAAGTCAGAGGTATTTGAAGGTGCTTATGTTAAGGATCCACTCGTTGGTCCTCATAAATGGGTTGCATCATTCGACTTGAACTCACTGTATCCACACCTTATCATGCAGTATAACATGTCACCTGAAACATTAACTGATACTCGTATCGATATAAACGTGGATAAACTATTAGCTAAAACGCCGATGAATGTACCAGTCGGTCTATCAACATCAGGTAATGGTTGGTGCTACACAAAAGATAAGAAAGGTTTCTTACCAGCACTGATGGAAGAGATGTACAACAACCGTTCTAAGTTTAAGAAGCAGATGTTAAAAGCTGAACAAGAGTACGAACATAACAAAGATCCACAGTTGGTCAAAGACATCTCACGTCTCAAGAACCTACAGATGGCCATGAAGATCGCATTGAACTCAGCTTACGGTGCGATCGGTAATAAGTACTTTAGATACTATGATCTACGTATCGCAGAAGGCATCACACTGTCAGGTCAACTAAGTATTCGATGGATGGCTAACAAGCTTAATCAGTTTATGAACAAGACACTCAAGACTGATGACAAAGACTATGTGATCGCTATCGACACCGATTCGATCTATCTATCACTCGAAGATCTAGTTGAGAAGGTGTGTGCAGGTAAAACACCTGAAGATAAGATTAAGTTTATGGATAAGACATGTGAACAGGTTATCCAACCATTCATTGATGGTGGGTATCAAGAACTCGCAGAGTACATGAATGCCTATGCACAAAAGATGTCGATGAAACGCGAAGTGTTGGCTGATAAGGCAATATGGGTTGCCAAGAAACGATATGTGTTAAACGTACATAATTCCGAAGGAGTACAATATGCGAAACCTAAGATTAAAGTTATGGGCCTTGAAATGGTCAAATCGTCGACACCTGCTGTCGTACGCAAGAAACTCAAGGATGCACTTGAGGTCATCTTGCATAAGGACCAAAGTGCACTTCAGACGTTCGTCAAAGAATTCAAGAAGGATTTCCAGAAACTCTCTATCCCTGATGTGTCTTTTCCTAGATCGGTATCTTCCTTAAAAGAATACAGCGGCACACCGATATACAAGAAAGGTACACCTATCCAAGTTCGGGGTGCACTACTGTTTAACCACTACCTCAAGATGAAAGGCTTAACACGTAAGTATGAGCCTATCACTAATGGAAACAAGATCAAGTTTGTGTACCTACGTACACCAAACCCTATCAATGAGAACGTCATCTCGTTTAATAGTGTATTACCATCTGAGTTTGGTCTTGATGACTATATAGATTATGATCTACAGTTCGAGAAGGTATTCCTCGATGCACTAAACATTGTTATTGATCCGTTAGGATGGCATGCTGAAGAGAAAGCTTCTCTTGAGTCTTTCTTTGGTTAGTATCAATGGATGTATAGCTTTAAATCCTGGTACAATTGAAGCTATTAAGGTAGCATCTGAAGTAAAGACAGTGGGTGATGGATTATCATCAGTGTCTACAGGTAAGACATTGACTGACCATGCAATAAGTAAGATAGTAGATAAAGATTGTAGTACGTTTCACATGTTTCAACATAAGAATTTTTGTAGAGTAAAGGTAAAATATGAAGTGCGAAATATGCAAAAAAGAAGTAGACAAGAATTGTCAGTGGAAGCCGTGCAAATTATTAATTCACTTAAAGAAAAGAAAGGCAAGTAAATGAGTTACAACTGGGCAAAAGATATGAGTGAGATGCACCATAAGTTTGGTGTAAAAGAAGTAGTGCAAAAGATGGATGCTAATAAGTTAGCAGAGTTCCTTGAGTTCCGCATCAAGTGTTTACAAGAAGAACTTGATGAACTTAAAGCAGCAAAGAACGGTGATGATGCGGTGGATGCATTGATCGACTTATCTGTGTTTGCTATAGGCACATTGGATTTATTTGATGTACATGCTAATATGGCATGGGATAAAGTGTATACAGCAAATATTACTAAGGAGGTCGGTATTAAAGCATCAAGACCAAACCCACTAGGTTTACCGGATCTTATTAAGCCTGAAGGCTGGGTTGCACCTACTCATGTTGGTAACATCGGATTATTTGAAAAGATCTACGATTGAAATTTAATAGATCAAAACTAGACCAGCAATTATTATTAGCTCGAGCTGAGGCAGAGGCTAGTAAGATAGTTGTTAAAGACAAGACTGGTAGAAACTACCAACAGATCCTTGAAGCATGCTTATACGGTCAAGCAGCAGAGGTATACCTACTATCGATAGGATACATCGATGATACTAGACCATATAAAGATCTATTTGAACCCGATGATACGCCTATTGAGGTTAAAGTTACACAACATATAGGCAATGTACCATACATATTAGATAGGTGTGCAGAACGTATACAAGAGTCATGGAGGACGCATCCTACTCGTGTCTATATATGGATCAATGACAAAGAATCAGATGACTATGAATTGAATGGGATCTATGATTGGAATGGTAGAGGTTGGGTTAAAAAATAATTTTACTTTATATATTAATTGTGGTATTATGTATCTATAACATGGGAGTTATATTATGAAACAGTATTCAAGACCGTCAGCAAACATCTTATTAGAAGCTGCTGATATCCAAGAAAAGAAAGGCAATGACTATAACAATGCCTCAAGTCGTGTGCAACAAGCCGACTACTATGAGCATGGTGTATGGACATTGCTTGACATCATCAAAGCAAAATACCTTCGAATGGTATCTGTATTAGAAGCACAAGAAGCCGGTGGTAAACCTAACTATGAATCAGTTGAAGACTCTGCTCTTGACATGATCAACTATGCATCCTTTGTGGTAGCATACCTTAGACATCAAGTTCCTGGTCAAACCAAAGATCGAGACATCTTTAATAAGAAGGTGACAAAATGAGTACAGTCTATGGTGTAAGTAATATCAGAAACATCTTTAAAGAGAAGTTAAAGATGGGCGACTTCGTTACTGATAAGACTGGTGTCAAGACAGTTGAGATCATAAACGCAGCATTCTTTGCTAATGAACCATCAATCTTTGGTACAGTCAATCATGACTATGTAGAAAGAGAATTAGAATGGTATAAGTCAATGTCACTTAACGTTAATGACATCCCAGGTGGACCACCAGAAATCTGGAAAATGGTTGCAAACCCTAATGGATATATCAACTCAAACTATGGGTGGTGCATCTATTCGCAACAGAATGGAGATCAATATGAGAACGTACTTAATGAACTCATAAAGAACCCACTATCTCGTAGAGCTACAATGATCTATAATCGTCCTACTATGCATGATGATTATAACAAAGGTGGTATGTCAGACTTTATGTGTACTAATGCAGTGCAGTATCTTATCAGGAACAATAAAGTAAACGCATTGGTCTATATGAGATCAAATGATGCCGTGTTTGGTTATAAGAACGATTATGCATGGCAAAAACATGTATTGGAACAGCTAGTAATAGACTTAAGAAACGAATGGTTAGAAACACTTGAAATTGGTGATATCTATTGGAACGTAGCATCTCTTCATGTTTATGAAAGGCATTTTAAGTTCATCGATGGCGATCAATAAATGGTATAAGCGATACCTCAAGCTTGCAAAAGAAGTAGCTACATGGTCAAAAGACCCTAACACACAAGTTGGTGCAGTGGTAGTTGGATCAAAGGGTCAGATCTTATCTCAAGGCTATAATGGTTTTCCAAGAGGTATAGCTGATTCAAATAAAAGATTAAGTGATAGAGAACTAAAGCTATCATTAATTGTACATGCTGAGATGAATGCAATATATAATGCTACATACTCAGGCGTATCATTAGACGGTTCAACCATATTCATTCATGGTTTACCAGCATGCTCAGAGTGTGCAAAGGGTATCATCCAAGTAGGGATTAAGAAAGTAGTAGTATCAAAACAGTGCATCGAAGCTAGGCCACATTGGAACGATTCATGGAAAAAGTCCATAGCAATGTTTGCTGAAGCTGGTGTTGCAGTATTTGTAATCAATGAGGAGTAATCATGGCGCAACCAGGCAAAGGCGGTAAAGTTCATCCAGGAAAAAGACACAATAATCCTGATACATATAAGAACGGTAAACCTCGTATCAGAGGTTATAACCTAGCAAGACTAACAGCGTTGTTAGAAAAGACTGCAGCAAAGAAAGAGAAACGTAAGATCCAGAATCAAATTGATAGAAAAACAAAATAAGGAAAAATCATGGGATTATTAGATAAGATCAGAAGTAACTCAACGATCAAGGACTCGGAAGTATTATCCAAGTCTAAGTTCTTTACAAAGAAGGACATGATACCTACATCCATTCCAGCAATCAACATTGCATTGAGTGGTAGACTTGACGGTGGTTTAACACCCGGTCTAACGATGTGGGCAGGTCCATCCAAACACTTTAAGACAGCTTTCTCATTGCTGATGGCTAAGTCTTACATGGACAAATACAAAGATTCAGTATTATTATTCTATGATTCAGAGTTTGGTACACCTCAATCGTACTTTGAATCGTTTGGTATCGACCAAACAAGGGTGCTACATACTCCAGTTACAGACGTAGAGCAGCTTAAGTTTGATATCATGAAGCAGATCCAAGGCATCGAGCGTGATGACAAGATCATGATTATCATCGACTCAATCGGTAACCTTGCTTCTAAGAAGGAAGTTGAAGATACGCTTGACGGTAAATCTGTTGCAGATATGTCAAGAGCAAAACAAATCAAGTCATTATTCCGTATGGTTACACCGCACCTTACACTTAAAGATATCCCGATGGTTGTTGTTAACCATACTTACATGACTATGGAGATGTACTCTAAACCAGTAGTTGGTGGTGGTACAGGCTCATACTATTCAGCAGATAACATCTACATCCTTGGTCGTCAACAAGATAAGGATGGTACAGAGTTAACTGGTTGGAACTTTATTATTAATGTGGAGAAATCTAGATATGTCAGAGAAAAAAGTAAGATACCTGTTACTGTTAGTTTTGATGGCGGTATTAGCAAGTGGTCTGGCCTTCTTGATATTGCTCTCGAAACTGGTCATGTGGTTAAGCCATCTGTTGGTTGGTTTGCTCGCTTAAACAAAGATACTGGTGAGATCGGTGATAAGTATCGAATCAAGGATACAGACTCTAAAGAGTTTTGGTTGCCCATCTTGACTGATAAAACTTTCCAAGATGCAGTCAAAGACAAGTATCAAGTCGCTCATGGTGCTATCATTCGAGATGAGGATATAGACATCGATGAATCTCTAGCAGCAATAGAGGACGAAGACCTTGTTGCATAAGATCCAATATGAAGAGTTCCCATACTCAGTAGACAAGTATGGGATCGAGATCACTGAGGGCCAATATCAAGGTATCAAGTTCCTAATGGGTAAAGTTGAGCTTAAGGAAAACCCTGAGCAAGATAACTGTACTTTAAAGTACCACTATGATATAATAGAGAATCCAGTAGAGTTCCAAACACAAGCTGAAATAAACCAGTTTGAACGGTTTGTGGGAGATCTATTGATGCAGATGCTTGATGATGGTGTAAAGAAGAATGATTTAATTTATACAGGCGGTGTCGATGAGGATTGAAACAACCATACTAAGTAACCTTATATTCAATGAAGAGTATAGCCGTAAGGTCATACCATTCTTAAAACGTAGGTACTTTTCTGAACGTAAAGAAGCAATCGTATTCGAAGAGATATCTAAGTTCTTTGAAACGTATAACAAACCAATAACACCAGAGATCCTTGCGATAGAAGTAAACAACCGTAAGGACATCTCTGACAGCGATTTAAAAGATCAACAGCAATTGATCTCTGAACTGAAACAACAAGACACTAATGAGGAGTGGTTATTAAATGAAACAGAAAACTTTTGCCAAAAGAAAGCAGTCTATAATGCAATCCTCGACGCGATCGGTATCATCGATGGCAAAGACAAAAATAGGTCAGAGGATGCTATCCCTAGCCTCCTTTCAGATGCTCTTGGCGTTAGTTTCGATAGTCATGTTGGGCATTCCTATCTTGCTGATTCTGATCAAAGGTATGAGTTTTATCATCATGTAGAAGAAAAGATTAAGTTTGACTTGGATATGCTTAATAAGATCACTAAGGGTGGTCTAAGTAAGAAGACGTTGAACGTAGTGTTAGCAGGTACAGGCGTGGGTAAGTCATTATTCATGTGTCATTGTGCGGCAGCAAACCTACTTGATAATAAGAACGTGTTGTATATTACCATGGAGATGGCAGAGGAACGTATCGCAGAACGTGTCGATGCAAACTTACTTAACCTCTCTATGGATGAGTTGAAGGTGGTCGATAAGCCCATCTTTGATAGTCGTTTAGATAAGGTCAGGAAGAAGTCTCAAGGTAAGTTGATCATCAAGGAATACCCAACTGCCGGTGCCCATGCTGGTCATTTTAGGGCATTACTTGAAGAGTTAAAACTTAAACAAGAGTTTCAACCTGACATTATCTACATTGACTATCTAAATATTTGTAGTTCACAACGACTTCGATATGGGGCTAACGTAAACAGTTATACCTATGTCAAGACGATTGCTGAGGAACTAAGGGGTTTGGCAGTTGAGTATAATGTACCTATCGTGAGTGCCACACAGACTACTCGGTCCGGTTTTACGAACTCCGACCCAGGTCTTGAGGACACATCCGAATCCTTTGGTTTGCCAGCAACTGTTGATCTCATGTTAGCTCTTATATCCACAGAGGATCTTGAGGGCCTTGGTCAGATCATGGTCAAGCAGCTTAAGAATCGATATAATGATCCATCATATTATAAACGTTTTGTGATTGGTGTGGATAGGTCTAAGATGAAGCTATATGATGTAGAGGTCACAGCTCAGAAAGGCATAGCAGACTCTGGTCAAGATGATAGACCAGTCTTTGATAAGTCCGACTTTGGCAAACGGGTGGCCACCGAGGAATTCTCGGGATTCAAGTTCTAACAAAGGGCTACTTCGGTAGCCTTTTTTTATTATAAATAATTAATAATTTACTTTTATCGATGGATCATGGCTGAAGAATTACAAAACCTAAATGGTGGTCTTACTATATTTGATATAGATGATACCTTATTCAAGACTACGGCACAAGTAGGAGTGGTCAAGAATGGGCAGGTAGTAAAGACACTCACCAACCAACAGTTCAACGATTATAAGTTGAAGCCAGGGGAGAAGTTTGACTTCACCCAATTTGCTAGCTCCGAGAAGTTTCTTAAAGAGTCTACACCGATCTCTAAGATGTTTAACAAAGCTAGAGCCATCGCTAAGAACGCAGCTAATACACCTAATAGTAAAGTAGTCATCATCACAGCTAGGAATAACTTTGATG